ACTGCACCCGGCCGTTGCGGCGGCTACCATGAAAAACAGTGCTATGAGAATGTTCGGTTTCATTTGGTTTTGGTGATGGTCCTGACTCCGGCGAGCTGTTCCGTTAGAGCACTGACTTTCTCATTGAGCTCCTGATTTTCCTTCCTTAGCGCTGTCATCTGCTCATTGAGCTGACGGTTCTCATCACGAACCCGTGCGAGTTCCTGTGACTGGGCAAGGTTCTCGGATCTGAGTTTTATCACCTCCTCACGGAGCTTGAGAATTTCATCCATCTGGTCAGCGTTTTTTGCTGCCAGAATGTTGATCGAACCCTGAAGTTCGGTAAGGAATGTATTATTGCGCTGTCTGCGTCCAACAAGCCATCCGGCCAAGGATGCTATGACCGGCAGCAATATCTCTATTAGCCAGCTATACTCTTCCATTGTCAACACCTATAATGCGGAGCCACTCCTGGACGTCGAAGCAGGGGCAAGCCTTGGCTGCGACTTCGTTGTGGCCCATGATTCTGACCAGGGGGAAACGCCTGTGAAAATCCGTCACGTATGCCGCCATCGCCTTCATCTGCTCCGGAGTTCTGGTGTCTTCCGGGGTCTTCGCGTCTGATGCGAGACCGCCGACATACACAATATGCCTTGAGCAGCTGTTGAAACCTTTGGCGCCGTTGGTTACTTCGAATCCTTCCACAAAGGCGTTCTCGTTGTTTGCCACCAGCCTTTCAACCCGTCCGTCCAGATGGATCATGTCGGTATACCCGACCTGAGACCAACCGCGCCCGCCGCGGGCCACGGGGTCGGTGTGCCAATGACGTATCTGGTCAGAGGTCACCTCGCGTCCCCGTGGGGTGGCGGTGCAGTGGATGAAAAGGTATTTGAGCTGGGAGGGCATTGTTCAGTTTCTATGATTCAGCCATCGCCTGCTTGACGGTCACGGTGAGTGATGCGTCTGTTCCTGCAATTCCGAGTGTTACGGTACCGATGCGCGGGTTGTCTCCGCTTTCGGCGTGAGCGTATGCTGTGCGGGTGAAGGTCACCTTCTTGCCGTTGGCATCAACGGCGGCTGTCAGCCATGCGGCGTTACTGGTTGCAGTCACGGCGGCTCCGTTGGAGGTGGCGTAGGTACGCACGGTGCTTCCGGCAGTGGCCGCAAGATTGTCGATCATGGTGTCACCGGTGATGGTGGGCACGGCGGAGCTTGAATACCCGTTGTACAGGGTGACGGACGCATCGGTCTTCTTGGCCATGGCAATGAAGTAATGGCGGAAGTTGATGAGGTTGCGCTGGTTGACGGGGTCGTTCTTCGCTTCGGAGAAGTACATCTTGGTGGAACCGGTGGCCTTGAAGACGCGCTTGTCATAGAAAGCGAAGGAAGCTTTGAAGAGCCCCGTGCTTTCAGCAGTACCGAGAGCCTGTTTGGTTCCGGCTGAATTGAACACCGGACAGTCACCATATTCGTAGATGTCGAATCCGTAGAGCCTTCCGACCTTCCCGTTGACGTTGTCAAGGTTATACTGCTTTGCGAAAGTCTCGCTCCAACCGAGGATGTCAATGACATGATCTCCTGTAAGCACAAGGCGGCGTCCGACTGTAGGAATGTTAAGAGAGTCCATCTTTGCTTTGACTGCCAGGAGATCAGCCTTGGTCAGTTTCCTTCTTCCCGTATTGGGATCAGCTTCGCCGGTAGTTGCAACCTTGTTGACAGAGGATGCAATGGAGTGTGCAGCCTTCCTGAACTTTCCTTCATCGATGGACGAGGCGTGCGATTCCTTGACACGCGCCATCTTGTCATAGGATATGGCATAAAGTTCATCATCGGTAATGGGGGTAGCCTTGGTCTGGAACTTGTCAAGAGAGATGGATATGTCCCCATCTTCGAGTTCCTGTACGGCTATTGGATAAGTTGTGTTATTGATAAGCACGTCGGGATCAGCTCCCACATCAATGAGGTGTATGACGTCTTTCTCGGCGACCGAAGATGCATCGGGGATGCCGTCAAGCCAGGATCCGTCGAGACCGGCACGGAGCTTCTTGACAAGTTCCCCGGTCCAGATTTCCACGAGGACACCCTCGCGGATGCCGTCAATAGGAGTGAACAGACCGGCCACAACAGCCAATCCGTTGGCAGAGATTGCAGAGACAAGCGGGTCAATACCCACGCTTGCTCCGAGTGTGATTCCCATAATGGAATTCATGAGAACCACGGCGATAAGTGTTATGATCTTCTTCATGATGATTGGAATGATTTAGAATTCACAGTCGATGCCGTACTCCGCCTTGTAGAGCTTGGCGTATTTTGCGGGCTCCTTTTCACGGAGCTCCATGATCTTGTCCGAAGGAACGTCAGAGAGTTTCTGATATTCTCCTGCGGGAGCGGAACCGCCTTCGATGAACGAGCTGGCCTTTGCGGCGGGCTGCATGGCGGAAAGAGTTGCGTTGAGAGTCTCGAGGCCGACCTTCTGGCCGAGTTGCACGAACTGGTCCTTCTTGTCGGCGGTGAGTCTCTTTTCAGAGATGGCGGAGTCCACGGCGGCGTTGATGGCTGCGAGAGAGATCTTCTCGTTCTGCTCACGCAGGGTCTTCATCTCGCTGTCGCGGTCCATGAGCTCCTTGATTTTCGCCTGAATCTGCTCCATTGTTGCATCTTCAGACAGGCCCAGCAAGAGGGCCAATTGTTTGAGTTCCATTTTTGTATTGGTTTTTATGTTCAACTTCGGCAGTCTTGCGCTGCCGCTATCTGACAGATTGAGCTGGTTGCCGTCCTCGTCATACAGGCGGATGGCCTCCGGATTGGCGGGGATGTCCACTACGGACACCTCGCGGAGAGTCCATTTCACGATGGTCGGGCTCGTCTGGCCCTGCTTGAGATAGGCGGGATCCTCCGACCACTCCACCACTCTGATGCCGGCGCTGACGGCGTTCAGCGAACCCTTGTCCCACTTGGCGGCAACCTCCTTGCTCAGTTCTCCCACTTCATCGAAGACCAGCTCCCCGACGATGGCATTGTCCTGTATCGAGAGATTGGCGATGGAACCGATGACTTTCCCCCTCTCATGCATATAGAGAAGGACTGGGTTCGCCTTAAATGGTTCAAGGTTTCCCCCTGCAGTGAGAAGCCACGTGCCGTACGAGTTCAAGGCCTCGGTGGTAATCTTTACTTTTCGTGATTTGAGCATGGTCCGAATGATTTTTGAGCGCAATTTGAACGCGATTTCCACAAAAGACAAAATAGTGTGAACTCAGTTCATAGAAGTGTGAACCCTGTTCATACATTCTTGAATTGCACGCGCACTTATGCCATTTTCGCACCGTTACAAATACGAACGCATGTCAAACACAAAATCAAAAGAAACACAGGACAAGAAGGCGACAGCCAAAGTCCTGTACCTTTCAGGGATGTCCATGGAGGAGATTGCAGAAAAGGTCCATGTATCCAGACCGACCATCTCCCGGTGGTGCAGCGAGGACGGTTGGAAAGAAATACGTGCGGCGAAAAACGTCACACGGCCGGAACTCGTCAACAAGCTCCTTCTTGCAATCGACAACCTCATCGAACAGGTTAACGAGTCAAAAGATCCCGCACTCCTCGCATCCTTGGGTGACAAGCTCAGCAAGCTCTCCAGCGTCATAGAGAAACTCGACAGGAAGACGTCAGTGGTGGATACCATCGACGTCTTCATGGCATTCTCCAAATGGCTTGAATTCCGGGCAAAGACAGATACGGAGATAACCCCTGAACTGCTCAAGGCAATCAACAAGTATCAGGACGCCTATATCCTGGAGCAGATTAGCAAGTAGCGCATGGCATCGCAGGTAGAAATAAAGGATGCCCTCCTGCGCTGGAAAGAGCACTGCAAGAAGGTCCAGTCCGCAACGGAAGTCGACATCACCTCCGGAGAGACGCCTGTCCAGAAACAGAAGCGCATAAAACAGCTCCTGTCCCACTATGACAAGTTCTGCGAGTACTACTTCCCCCACTACCTGAACAGGACCGACCCCGACACCGGAGAAGTGAAGGTGACGCGCAATGCCCCGTTCCACAACGCAGCCGCCAGGGAGATACTCCGGGACCGCAACTACAAGGCCGTCCTAAAATGGCCGCGTGCCCATGCGAAATCCACCCACCTCGACGTGTTCATACCCATGTGGCTGAAGCCTCAGAACGAGATCCACTTCATGGTGGTTGTCGGCAAGAGCGAGGACTCCGCACAGGAACTTCTGGGGTCATTGCAGGCCGAGCTGGAATTCAACCAGAGGTACATCGCCGATTTCGGAGAGCAGAAGAGCGTCGGGGAGTGGTGTGACGGCAGCTTCGTCACCAAGGACGGCTGCTGCTTCAAGGCTCTGGGGCGCGGTCAGTCTCCGCGAGGTCTGCGATATATGGAGCGAAGGCCGGATTACATCGCCATAGACGACCTTGACGATGACGAGCTGTGCCGCAACCCGTCCCGCGTGGAAGACCTCTACAACTGGGTGAAGGAGGCTCTTTTCGGAGCGCTCGATCTCGGGCGCGGGCGCTTCGTGATGGCGGGGAATCTCATCAGCAAGTGTTCGGTGCTCCAGAAGATGACGGAGTCCGAAGGGGTGAAGGTCAGTCAGGTCAATGCCGTGGACAATAACGGCGAGCCCGTCTGGAAGGAGAAATGGACCCGTGAGGAAGCCGCGGCCGCCGCCGCTTTCATGGGATACTTCGCATGGAACAAGGAGTTCATGCACAACCCCATCCTGGCGGGGAAGATTTTCAAGCACACATGGATCCAGTACAAGAAACTGCCCCGCATCGACAAGTACGACCAGCTGATACTGTACATCGACCCGTCACTGAAGCCTAAGACCACAAACGACTACAAGGCGTGCAGGCTCTGGGGCAAGCTGGGCAGCGAATACCATCTCATCACCTGCTGGGTGCGTCAGGACACCGTGTCAGCCATGGTCCGCTGGTGCTACGACCTCTATGAAAGGCTCGGAGATAACGCCGCGAGAGTGGGGTGGTACATGGAGGCGAATTTCATCCAGGACACCCTGCTGGACGAATTCACCAAGGAGGGCGAGATACGCGGGTACCAGCTGCCGATCACCGGCGACCACAGGAAGAAACCGGACAAGCTGGAGCGCATCCAGAACATCACCCCTCTGTGGGAAAGGGGGTTCGTCTGGTATAACATCGACGAGAAGGATTCCGCCGACATGCGTGCCGGCATAGACCAGACACTCGCCCTGGAAAAAGGAAGCTCCGCGCATGACGACGCGCCGGATGCCGACGAGGGAGCCATATGGATGCTCGCCAGACGGACGAGAACTCAGGATTTCAAACCGGTGATGGGAAGAAGACCATCGCCAGGACGGCGCAGATTCTCTGGACCGTGGTCGCGAACCCCGCGACGCCGACGCTCGCGCATATCATATTGCGCTTGCCGATTTTGCAGTTGTGCGCGATCATCACGTGATTGTCGATTTTGGTTCCTTCGCCGATCAGCGTGGAATCGTAGGCGCCTCGATCGATCGTCGCGCAGGCGCCGATTTCCACGTTGTCTTCGATCACGACGTTTCCAATTTGCGACGCGAGAATATGGACGCCGGTCGAGGAGTCGTAACCGAAGCCGTAAGCGCCGACGACGCAATTCGCGTGAAGTATGCAGTTGGAGCCGACGACGCAGTTTTCGTAAATTACGACGTTCGGAAAGATAGTCGTATTGGAACCGACGACGACGCCCGGTAAAAGAACG